GGTAAAACTTTCACGACAAATGATATGGCTGATTTATTAGGCTATGGTGATATGAAACCAAATGGAGGCGGTATGTCAAATAAAGGCGTTGCAGAAATAGCACATAAAGCAGGAGTAGCACCTGAACAAGTTGACCCTGACGTTCAAAAGGCAATCACCAAAGATTATAGAGAACTTATGAGTAAAATGAATCTGAAAAAATAATGAGTGTAAAAGAAATAGATTTAGACCCGGATAAAAAGTTTGGAATAGGTTTCCCTCTAAACTATGATAGAGAATCGTATGGCTTTTTTAAACAAAATTCTAAATACTACGACCAAATACAAGATAACATTAAAAATCTTATAATGACTAAAATTGGTGAACGACCAGGTAATGTTGACTTTGGTTGTCGAATACACGAATTTATTTTTGAACCAAACGAGCCTAATATTTTAAAAAGTAAATGTGAAGAAGCTATTAGAGAAGCATTATCTACATGGTTAAATCACGTAAAGCTTTTAAAATTAACTGCAAGTAGTGAAGGAAATTCTCTTAAACTTGTTGGAACTTTTAGCTCTGCTTTTAATAATCAAATAATAGCACAAACATTTTATTTTAATTACGCATACGAACAAAGTGGTATTGACCCTGAAGGGTAGTTATTAAGGAGAATTAGATGCCTCAACACGTTAAACAAAAAGAAGTTAAATATTTAAATAAAGATTTCAATTCTTTTAAACAAGCTTTAATAGAACACGCTAAAACTTATTTTCCTGATTCATATAATGACTTTAATGAAGCATCACCTGGTATGATGTTTATTGAAATGGCATCATATGTTGGTGACGTTCTTTCTTATTATATAGATAACCAATTTAAAGAATCGTTATTAGCTTATGCAGAAGAAACTAAAAGTGTATATCAAATAGCACAAGCTATGGGATATAAACCAAGAATACTATCTGCAGCTAACGCAGAAGTTGATGTATTTCAAACCGTACCCTCTATAGGTTCAGGTACAGCTAACAGACCTGATTTAAGATATGGACAAGTTTTAAAAGCAGGTAGTGAACTTTCATCTACCTCAGGTATTAAATTTTTTTCTACTGAAGATGTAAGTTTTCAATATACTTCAAGTGCCTCTCCTATGAATATTAGTGTGTACGAAAGTTCAGGAGGACAACCTTCTTCTTATTTATTAACAAAATCAGTTAGTTGTAGGTCAGGTGTACAAAAGTCAGAACAATTTGCTTTTGGTAATGCTAAAAGATATGATAGCATAAGATTATCACAAACAGGTATAACTGAAATAATATCTTGTGTAGATAGTGATGGTAATAGTTGGTATGAAGTTCCTTTTTTAGCACAAGATACGGTTTTTATTGAATCTAACAATACAGCAGATTTAAGTCCACAAGATTCTCAGTTTGCTGATAACGCACCTTATCTACTAAAATTAAAAAAGACTTCACGAAGATTTACTACTTATATTACAGCTGATGGTCGTATGGAATTAAGATTTGGTGCAGGTAATAGTGATAGTCCTGATGAAGAGATTATACCTAATCCTGATAATGTTGGTTCAAGTTTACCGCATGGTGTAGCAAGTATCGATAGAACATTTGACCCAAGTAATTTTTTAAATACAAAAGCATATGGACTTGCTCCTGGTAATACTACTTTAACTATAACATATAGACATGGTGGCGGTCTTTCACATAATGTCCAAGCAGGGGCTATAAATAAAATAGTGAATCCATTATTTGGTCCTGCAGGAGCGACAGGATTAGATAGTGCTTTAACTATAAATTCTCAAGCTTCATTTGCGTGTTCAAATACATTACCTGCAGCAGGCGGTCGTTCAGGAGAAAGTGTTCTTGAAGTAAAACAAAATGCACTTGCTTATTTTCAAGCACAAGGTAGAACCGTAACTAAAGAAGATTATATGATGAGAGTTTATACTATGCCTTCAAGATTTGGAAGTGTGGCAAAAGTTTATATTGTTCAAGATGAGCAATTACAAGCAGGTAAAGATTTAGACCCTCAGACTTTAGGTAAAGCAGGAAAAAAACAACCTACAGCTAATACAAGAGTAGCAAATCCTTTAGCTTTAAATATGTATGTTTTAGGATATTCTCCGTCTAAGAAATTAACTATGTTAAATGAAGTAGTCAAGAGAAATTTAGCAACTTATTTAAGTCAATACAGACCTGTTACAGATGCTGTAAATATAAAAGATGCTTATATAATAAACATCGGAGTTAGATTCAGTATAATTGCAAGAGTTGGTTACAATAAACAAGAAGTACTTCTTAGATGTATAAACACTATAAAAGATTTTTTCGCACCTGATAAGTGGCAAATAAATCAACCAATTGTAACTCAAGACTTAGTTCAAGACTTAGCAATAGTTGATGGTGTCGCATCTGTAGTACCTCCTGTAGATGACAATCCTGAAAAAACACAATTAATTTTTTACAACAACTATGAAAAAGGTTCAGGTTATTCCGGTAATATTTATGATTTAGATTCTGCGACAAAAGATGGAGTTATTTATCCTTCACTTGACCCAAGTATATTTGAATTGAAATTTCCTTCACAAGATATACAAGGTAATTGTGTAGGCGACTCTTCAACAGGCGCAGGATATTAGGAGTAAGATATGCACTTATTTACATATGCAACAGAAGATACGGTTTTATATGAAGCGTCTGAATCAAGAAACTTTGGTTTAGACGAAGTACTTGAAATAAGAAAAGATGTTGATGATGCTGGTATTAGTGTTAACGTTTCACGAGCATTAGTAAAATTTGATTTAGCCGCAATGAGTTCAAGTGTTTCTGATGCTGGAGCAAGTGCGAGTGCTAAATATTATTTGAATTTATACGATGCGGGTTCAGAAGCACTAACTACAAGTCAAACACTTTATGCGTATCCTGTTAGTCAGAGTTGGGTGATGGGTAGAGGTAAAAAAGCATATAGTCCTGCCACAACTGAAGGAGTTAGTTGGGCTTATCGAACAGGACAAAACGAAGAAACATTTTGGTTAGGTAGTGTAAAAGATACAGGCGGTACTTGGCATAGTGGCTCACAATATGAAGCATCTCAAAGTTTTGTACATACAGATACAGAACTTGATATGAGAATGGATGTTACTGATATTGTTAATAAGTGGTTAGATGGTACTATTTCTAATAATGGATTTATGGTAAAACGTTCAGGGTCTATTGGAAATGACGATGTAGATTTAGATGAAGGTTCAAGTACACAATTAGGAAACTTTAAGTTTTTCTCAAGAGATACACACACAATTTACTCTCCAAGATTAGAAGCAGTTTGGGATTCTTCTGTTTGGTCAACAGGTAGCTTGAGTGCGTTAGATGCAAGAGAAATAGAAGACTTACAAATTTATAGTCCAAATTTAAAAACAAAATATACTACAAATTTTGATAGTAAACTCAGAATTGTTGGAAGACCTAACTTTCCTGTTTTAAGTAATGCACCTTCTGCATCTGCTTATACTTCAGTAAAATATCTACCATCAGGTTCTGAATATAGTATAATTGATAATTATACAGAAGATGTTATTGTACCTTATGGTACAGGTTCAAGACTTTCGTGTGATTCACGTGGTAATTACATTGATTTAAATACAAGTGGATTACAAACACAAAGAGAGTATAAACTACTAATAAAAGTTATTAGTGGTTCGTATGTAGGAAGTTCGGGTACAGATACCGAAGTTATAGACAATAATTTTACATTCTTTATAAAATAATGCCTTACACAAAAGAACAACTTGAAAATAACGAGTACTTCCAAAGTCTAAAACTCGAAGCTTCTCGTGAATATGAAGAAGAAAGAGCAAGAGCTATTGCTGAATTTTCTGTATCTTCTTCTATGGAAAATAACAATCAATTATTGAGACAAGGTATTAATGGTCCTATTTTAAGTTATGAAAATCCTGAAACAGGAACAGCTTTAGATGACCCTACTTCTTGGGTAAAAATAGATAGAAAACAACCAAAATATAAACGTGGCGATGAACTTGACGAAGTTTTAAATAGAAATTTTACAGAGTTAATATAATGGCAAGTAAGTTATCAAATAGAGATAAACAATTATTGAAGACAGGAGGAAATTTTATTCCTGGTACTCGTAGGTTTGAAGGCGGACCTTTTGGTAATGGAGAAGAAAACGATTTTATAAAATTGTCTATAATAGAACCTACTACAGGTCGTATTATAACTTCTAAAGAAGTAGAACCAAATATAATAGATAGTCAAATAGTAGTTAAACCTGGTATTGATATTAGAGAGATGGGTTTTGCTTCAGGTAGATTTACTTTTAGATATGAGTTCTACAGAAGATTAGCAGGTAGTGATGATGTTGTATTGATTAATACTAAAGAGCAAAACTACGGTGACATATATGATGGTCCTTTCTTTGTAAGACCTAATGGTGATTATCACGCAGGAACTCCTGCTCAGTTTGAAGAAAGTGGTGAAGAAGTTGCATTTCAAGTAAAGCCGGAAAAGATGAATTATGAAGTTCTTGAAATAAGTCCATCAAGAAAAGAAATTAGAATACGTGCAAAGAAAATAAATGATGAAGTTTACAAAGAAGATTTATATGATAGAGGATTTGCTTTTAAAACTTTTATATCAGATAATGATTATAGATTTAGAACTAATACAGAACCACAAGTAAGATTTTTTAATCCATTCAATCCATCTGTAGACGCAGGTTCTTTTCCGCCAGGATTTGGTGCTCACTCAGGACCACCATCTGATAGTGATACAAGTGCAACACACTTATTATTAGAAAATGGTGCAGGGTTTAGTTTTAAAGATGTTATGATAGATGGTACAATTAGAATAAAAGACGCATATGTAGTAGGAGAAACAGAACAGATTGTCGTTACTGAAAGAAATATTTTAAATAATCCGAGTGGTGAAACAATATTATTTGCTGATGATTTATCTCCTCAAAAACCAATTGGTACACAAGACGAAGAATTACATACAGATGCTATAAAAGTAGAAGCGTGGTCTGATGGTATATTAGCTTTTAATAATCCTCAACAAGGATTTTATGGTACAGGTCCAATTGGTTATCACGCAAAGTGGGTACAGGGTGAAGGTCGTAACGGTGGAACTTGTATTAAGTTTATTGATAGAAATGCTATCTATAGAAACGACACAGCTTGGCCAGGTCAAGAAGGTGTACACAGACCATTAGTTATAACATCACAATCACCTGCTATTTCTAACTATGGTGTTACACCAGGACAAGATAATTTTTACATAACTTATTTTCAAAAATCATCAGATACAAATAAAGGTGCTACTATTAGTATTAAGTATGGTTCAGGATTTGGTGTTGGTGAACCAAGACCAACAGAACCTCCCGCAGGATTTCATATACCTGGAGCAGATATTGGAGAACCTCCGGATACTTTACCTTCAGGTTATTTAGCAGAACCAGGAGAAGCAAGACCATCAGGTGAATTACAAGAAAATCAAGGTGAAGGCTTATTATCACCTGGTAAACAATGGTTTGTTTCTTCTATCCAAAACGGATTATATGTTTGGGAGCCTAACTATTCACAATATAATACTGATGATGGTTCTACTCAAGGAGTTCTTGGTATAAGAAAAGTTGGTGCTATGACTCAGACGGAAGGAACTGATGGTACTTCAAGAAATTGGATATGGAAAGGAACTACTTGGTTACCGGAAACACCTGCAGAAATACCTGGGTGTACAGACCCGTC